CGGATACCGGCGAGCAGGCCATGGAAATCTGCGAAGCTCTGGTACGCTCCGGCGCGATTGACGCTATTGTTGTGGACTCTGTTGCTGCCATGGTGCCCAAAGCCGAAATTGAAGGCGAAATGGGCGATTCCCACGTTGGCCTGCAGGCCCGCCTGATGAGCCAGGCTCTGCGTAAGCTGACCGGCATCATCGGCAAAACAAACACCGTCTGCATCTTTATTAACCAGCTGCGCGAAAAAGTCGGTGTGATGTACGGCAACCCTGAAGTGACCACCGGCGGCCGCGCCCTGAAATATTATTCCTCTGTACGTATTGATGTGCGCCGCATTGAGGGCCTGAAGGACGCCAGCGGTTCCTTTATCGGCAACCGTACCCGCGCCAAGATCGTCAAGAACAAAGTGGCACCCCCGTTCCGTGAGGCCGAGTTTGACATCATGTTCGGCGAGGGAATCTCCAAACTGGGCGAAATGATCGATCTGGGTGCTAAGCTGGGCATTGTGCAAAAGAGCGGCGCATGGTTCAACTATGGCGATATCCGCCTGGGCCAGGGCCGCGATAACGCCAAGCTCTACCTGAAAGAACACCCTGATGTGGCTGCTGAGATTGAAAAGCAGGTACGCGAAAATGCGGACCGTCTGCTGGCGGCCGGCAAAAAGGGAACCGTGAAGCCGCTGGAGAAGCCGGCTGTTACCCCCGTTGCTGCTGAAGATGCCCCTGCCGCTCCCATGGCGGATGCACCCAAGACCACCGGCAGTGAGATGGACCTCGATATCATGGTTGACGAATAACTTACGCCTTTGCGATAAAACACTAGGCATCGAATAAAGAACAACCATTCGTAAATTATCAACTTCTTTATGCTGCGCGATGCTCCGGTATTCTCCTTGATTTGCAGTCGTATTTCGGTCGTAGGTCGTATAAAAGTCGTAGAAAACGGCAGAATAATTCAATGAAATGAACCCCTGGAGCAACACTCTCCAGGGGTTCATTTTATTGAATTTCTTATTTCTGGGCCTGCTTGATAACCTGATCCGCACCGGTAGCCGCAAGGCCGGAAACAATGCCCACGGCAAGCGCGGTCAGCGGATCAGTGGCGGGAAAGTCCGGCACGTTGATGTACATGGCGGCCACCCCCAGCAGGCCGCCAAGGGCACCACAGATGGACGGCAGCCACTTGTTGGCCAGTGGGGTTTGCTTGATGGCGGTGGCAGCAAGGTAGCAGATAACGGTGATGCAAGCGACGCTTGCAATACCAAAAGATGCAAAATCCATGATTTTTCCTCCTATGTCTCTGTGTGTGATTTTCAAGCAGTTTTGTTTTCCAGTTCCGCGATCCGGTGGTTTGCCACACGCAGCTGCTCTTCCAGCACCGGCACCCGCTGGGCAAAGTTATTGTGAGCGCGGACTTCGCGGGTCAGCTCCTCCAAGCGGGCATCCGTGACCGCCTGGGCCGTTATCATCCGCTGTTCGGTACGGCGGGCAGCCATCATGTTGGTGATAACCACCCCCAGCAGGCTCAGCCCGCCGGTGATCAGGGCAACGATGATAGCATCCATGCTCATACCTCCACGATAGGGATGCCGTAGGCTACAGCGGCATCGTGCTCAATGCGGCATCCGCGATAGTCCTGCCAGCCAGGGGCGAACACTGCAAAATCGGCGGTGCCCAGCAGCTTGAGGCTTTCGCCCAAATACCACAGCGGCGTTGCGTCAGTCGGGGCGCCCTCGAAAAAGGATTTGATGACCTCGATTTCCTCATGGGTTTTCATATACACGTCGGCCATCAGCGCCTTGCGCTCTTTGAGGATTTCCTCGTCGGTCTTGCCGCGCATCGGCTGGGAGATAAACAATTTTTTCATCGTATCACCCCACATACTCGGCCTTGTACAGCCCTGCATCAATCAGCTGCAGCTCTGCGCACTTGCGCATAATGTACCAGGCGTCGCCGCTGGATACCGGCCCAACGTCCAGCATCCACTGGTTGCCAGCTGCACAGGTTTCGCGGTACAGGCCAGCGGAGATAAGCCCCAACCCCTCGCACAGGGCGCGGATGGTATTGCGGTCGCCGCTGGAGATACGGCCAATGGTGATCCGCTGCTTGTCCAGCTTGTTGGGGGTGGTATCCTTCGGTGTGGGCGCGGTATGGCCCTGCAAGCCCGCCTGGATCATCAGCTGCTCATAGTCCTTGTAGACCCGGTTGCAGTCCAGGCTGGCGCCGTAGCCGGGCACGCCCAGCGCGTTGCGGCTGGAATACTGCCAGATGCCATAGGGCAGGGGACAGGTGCACTTGCTGCTGTACTGCGCTACCCAAATATCATATTTGGAGAGTACCTCGTAGTCCAACCGGTTGCGGATAAAATCGCAGCTGGCATACAGGATGCCGTAATACCCTGCGGCCTCAATCTCCGACAAAAAGGCCTGAACAAGTGCCGTGCGCTGCGCGTTGGTCAGACGCAGGATGCACGGCTCGTACTCGATATCATACGCCACCGGCAGGCACAGATGCTTGCCCTTAATCGCGGCCAGGCAGCAGCGGGCCTCCTGGCGGGCTTCCGCCGGGGTACTGGCGTAGCTGTACCAGTACACACCGTACTGGATGCCCAGGCGGGCACACTCAGCTGCGTTGCGCTCAAACTGCGGGTCAACCTGACTGCTGTAACGGCCATACCCGGCGCGCAGCATGGCGTGGCGGATGCCCTTGCTGTAGGCTGCCTGCCAATCAAATTTGTTTTGGTGTTTGCTTACGTCAATAGCATAATTCATGTATTCCACTTCCTTTGCGTGTTGTACGCTGCTGTAACTTCCCAGCTTGACTGCGCTGCTGGCGGTTTCAAAATCAGCATCCAGCCAGTTCAGCGGGTTGGTACGCTGGCCTTTCCAGCGCACTTCAAAATGCGGGTGTGCTCCATAGCAGTTGCCGGTATCGCCGCTGTAGCCGATCAGCTGGCCCTCGTATACCGTCTCCCCCTGGGCCACGCAGAGTTTGCTCAAATGGGCGTACAGCGTCTCCAGCCGGCCGCCGCGGTAATCCGCATGGCGCAGCTTGACCATGTTGCCGTAGCTGTTGATATCCCCCTGGGTGCGCTTGCCGTTCCAGTGGTACGCGATTGCAACCGTGCCACCCTCTGCGGCGTACACGGGGGTGCCAACGGCCGCGCGGAAATCCAGTGCCCGGTGCAGGCTGCCATCATTGTAGAGCCAGCCCGCGGTGATAATGTGCTGGGCCAGGGGCCAGCGGAGCAGGACGTCACCGTTTGAAAGTCTCATATCATATACCTCTCGTTACAATCGCGCTGATCGCCGTCAAACCACTCGGCAGGCCGGAGAGCTTGCCGTTGCTGATGCTTAGGCTCAAACTGGTACTGCTTGGGCTGCCGTATATGGCGCCCTTGTGGTACTTGTCGCCCT